TGTTTGTTTATTATCTGGTGGCATTGCAACAGGAGGATAATATGCTCCGTCTGCCGTGTTGAGTACCCAGTCATCAAATTGTTTTGGTGCTGTAAAGTATCCTTCACCACTATCGTCAACAAAATGACCACCAATAGCGGCATATCTTTTTCTAAAATTATTATTATAAGATGTTTGTTTCCATGCAACGCCTGGATATTTACCACCTACATAAGAAATTGCCGGGTCTTCATCAACGTTGTTTTCACACCATTGTTCTCCGTCTAATGCCATATTCTCAGATACATTACTGTTATCTACTACGACTATTCTTATAACTTTGTTTGTTGCGTCTAATTCTGCAAAGTGTGCCATATTATGATGTCCATGTTCCTGATGAATTAAATACATGCATCCTGTTACCACCTGGTGTGGATTCAGTACCACCTGTACCTTTTTGTGCTGTGCCTGGATAAACTACAACGACACGTCCTGAACCACCTTGTCCAGCACCATTCCATTGTCTTTCACCGCCGCCTCCGCCGCCTCTGTTTGCTGTACCTGATTGAGCAGATGTTGTACCACCATTACCCCCACCTCCGGGACCTCCTGATGTACCATTTCTACCTCCGCCGCCACCACCTGCATAGACAATACCATCACCAGGGTATGTTTTACCACTACCACCGTTTAATGCACCACCTGCTGTGTTAGCGCCTCCGCCACCTGCACCGTTACCAGAGCCGTCGCCTTGACCACCTGAATTACCTTGACCTGAAATACCAGAACCACCTGAAGCACCTTGACGTCCTCCGCCACCTGAACCTCCTGCACGACCTGACCCACCGTTCTCTGAACCGCCGCCTCCGCCGCCTGTAGTTGGTATGTTTCCAAATGCACCGTTACCACCATTTTGTCCTGGAGCTGCAAACCCAGTTCCTGGTGCCGCACCTGCACCTACTGTTGTTGTATATGGGATACCTGGTGCACTAGTGATTGAAGCCGTAATAAATCCGCCTGCACCACCTCCAGCACCTTGGTTTTCACCACCAGACCCACCTCCTGCAACAACCATATATGTGTAAGTATATTCGTTTGTTTTCTGTTGTAAGTCACTCATTGCAATTGCACCTGAAGGTATTCCTGCAAGAGCTCTTACTGCTGAAGCACCCATATTAACCTGAGTGGCAGTAGGAGATGTTCCTAATTCTTCATTGACTTGGGATAATGCTATCTGAGCGTTAGGTGTTGCCATTGTAATGTTTCCTTATTTTTTCAATTCTGTTATTTGGTCTTGTAAATCTTTTACTGCTTCAATAAGAAGAGCAGTAAGTCTATCATATTTAACTGCCTTGATACCGTCTTTTCTTGTTGCAACGATTTCAGGCATAACTTTTTCTACTTCTTGTGCGATAACTCCAACGTCATTTCTTCTTACAAAGTATCCGTCTTCGCCACCTTTTTCATCTATGTATGATTGTTTCCAGTCAAATAATACACCGTTAATTTTACTTAACAAGTCCATTGGACTTGGAATGTTAACAATGTTCTCCTTGAGAGCAATATCAGATGAATAGAAGGCAGTAATATCGTTAGTTGCCCTTAATTCTCCAGCAGTACCTGACGCAGCCGTGTTTAGTCCTAAACTATCTAGTTGAACATCATTACCGTCTGTCGTATTTGATACAACTACTGTACCTGCTTGTGTAGGTAAAGTAACTGTTATATCACCTGTTGAAGCAGGACCTATTAAAGTTACTGCGTTAGTACCGTTATCACTATCCTCAAAGAACTTAACAAAACCAGCACTAGTAGCCGCATTTTTTGTTTCTAGTCCAGTTGAGAATGTACCTGTTGTACCGCCAATTGTAGTTGCCGTTAAGGCACCTGTATCTAATGTAGATGAACCGTTATCTATGTTACCAAAACCTGATGTAATTGTACCAGAGTTTAAGGCACCAGTAGTAACTATGTTAGCACCACCAACACTATGACCTGCAAAATATGTTGATACTGTATCAACGTTTGTCATTCTCATAGTACCGCCATCATTAATTAATATACCGTCACCTGAAGCGACAGCAGTAGTACCTCTAGCAGTACCACCATCTATTAAGTTTAATTCAGCGGGTGTTGTTGAAATTGCATCTGTACTAGCAGCGGCAAAAGGTTGTAAAGTACCTGCTACGTTTGCAAGATTAATTGCTCTATCAGCAGTTGGGTCAACTACACCTAATGTTGTTTCAAAACTATCATTTGTAGAACCTTCAAAGATAACTGAATAATTTTGTCCTAGTGATACATGACCACCTGCTGTGATTGCACCTGCACTCAAAGCACCTGTAGTTGTGATTGTTGATGAACCATTGTTTATAGTACCAAAACCTGATGTGATTGAACCAGAGTCCAAAGCACCTGTTGACACAAGATTTGGCATTGCTGTAATTTCGTCATCAAGGTAGGCAGCAAGAGTTTGAACTGTAGTCATTCTCATAGTACCGCCGTCATTGATTAGTACACCATCACCGTCTGCAATTGCTGTAGTACCTCTAGCAGTACCACCGTCAATTAAGTTTAATTCTGCCGGTGTGGCAGTTATTGCGTCTGTACTTGCAGCTGCAAAAGGTTGTAGAGTACCTGCAACGTTGGCAACATTTACTGCTCTGTCTGCTGTAGGGTCTATAACACCTAGTGTTGTTTCAAAACTGTCTGCTGTGCTTCCTTCAAATACTACAGAACCACTTAATACTGCGCCTGTTGCTGTTACTGTACTTGATGAAGTAATTGCACCTGAACCTACTGTCCCAGCAAGAACTACGTTTGCACCAGTAAAGGTTGCAGCCGTTGTTGTACCTGATTTAATGATTAAGTTACCAGAGTTATTAGTTGCACTACCATAAGTAGTACCTGCGTCTAAGAAGAAAATATCTCCACCATCAGCGTCTATCTTAATATCTCCTGGAGCGTCTAATGTAATATCAGTTGCACCATTTAAAACAAAATCTAATGCCGTTGTACCACCCGCTTTCAATGTGATATTGTCACCATCAGCGTCTAGTATAATGTCTGTAGTTGCGTCAAGTGTGATTGTTGAACCACTATCTATTTCTGCAATTACAGGAGTTGTTAGAGTTTTATTTGTTAATGTTTCTGTTGCCGTAATTAATGATACAGTACCAGTTAAATCTGGTATAGTTACTGTTCTATCTGCTGTTGGGTCAGTAGCAACTAGTGTTGTTTCAAAACTATCTGCTGTTGAACCTTCAAAAACGAAACCTGTTTGTAAGTTAACTGTTGAACTATCAACTGTAGTTGTAGAACCTGAAACTGTTAAGTTACCTGCGATAGTTACATTGGCACCTGACATGGTCATTGCTGTTGTAGTACCTGATTTAATAATCAAGTTACCGCCTGTGTTTGTTAATGAACCGTAAGTTGTACCAGCGTCTTTTAAGAAAACGTCTCCGCCATCAGCGTCTAAGATAATGTCTGTAGCGGCATCAAGTGTAAAGTTGCCACCTGAATTTATCTGAGCGATAGTTGGCGTTGTTAATGTTTTGTTTGTTAGTGTATCAGTAGTTGCTTTACCTACCAAAGTGTCTGTTGCATTTGGTATTGTAATAGTTCTATCTGCTGTTGGGTCTGTAACTGCAATAGTAGTTTCAAAACTGTCTGCTGTTGCACCTTCAAATACTAATGGACTTGCATTTGATAATATTGCTTGTGTAGCAGTAACTGTACTTGATGAAGTTATTGCACCTGAAGCTACTGTACCTGCAAGAGTTACATTTGCACCTGAGAAGGTTGCAGCCGTAGTTGTTCCTGATTTGATTATTAAGTTACCGCCTGTGTTCGTTAATGAACCGTAAGTAGTACCTGCGTCTTTTACAAAAACGTCTCCGCCATCTGCATCTAATATTAAATCACCAGGTGCGTCTAGTGTAACATCTGTAGTACCATTTAGTACAAAGTCAAGTACAGTTGTACCTGCGTCTTTTAGTGTTACGTTAGCACCGTCAGCGTCTAATACTATATCTACTGAGGAATCTAAAGTTATTCCGCCGCCTGTTATTGTACTAATTACTGGACTTGTTAAAGTCTTATTTGTTAAAGTGTCAGTAGTATCTGTTCCTACTAGTGTAGTAGTAGCGTTTGGGATAGTTACTGTTCTGTCTGCTGTAGGGTCTGTTGCTGTTAATGTAGTTTCAAAACTATCATCAGTTGCACCCTCAAATGTAAATGAAGCGCCTGAAAAAGCGGCACTTGCTATAATTGGACTTGTTAGTGTTTTGTTTGTAAGGGTTTGGGTAGCCGTTAAACTTACTATCTCAAATCCACCGGCAGTTGAGCCGTCATGCACTCTTAAAGTATCTTTATCAGTATCTACACTTACCTCACCAACTACACCAGTAAAGGAATTATTCTGCGAAGTAGTTCCTCTTCTTAGTTGTAAAGCTGTTGGCATTGATATCTCCTGTTATCTTCTATTATTTATACTATTTATCAAAGTTAATCATTATATTATGCAACACTTCCTAAATCTACTGTATCCGTAGAACCACGTGGTTCCATATTATCAAATAGACCACCTATTACAGCGCCAAAGGCGTCTGTAGTTGCTTGAGTAACTAATCCTGCATCATGGTTTCCTGATGATGCTGGGTGTTGTACTAAAGTTGATTGTGGAAATGCTGTGTCTGTTGTTATTGCTACTGTTCCTGACCTATTAGGAAAAGTAAATGTTCTGTCAGCAGTTGGGTCTGTTACTGTTAATGTAGTCTCAAAACTGTCTGCTGTACTTCCTTCAAATACAATGTTACCACCAACTGTTAAGTTAGTAATGCTTGGACTTGCGTCTAAAGCGATTGAGATATCATTGTTTGAAACTGTTGTAGTGATATTACTACCACCTGAAAAGTCTAATGTATCAGTTGCTAAGGCAACGGCGTCATTACTACCACTATCTGCACCTACTGTTAAAGAAGTGGTGATTGAGGCAGATGATACTGCTGTTACAAGTCCTTTTGCGTTAGTTGTAATTACTGGTATTGCTGTTGAACTACCTACTTGACCAGTATCAGAATTAACTGTTGCTAATGTCAATGCACCGTTTGTTGCTACAGTAGCATCACCACTAAACATACCATGAGTAATTAGTGTACCAGTTGCATTTGGCAACGTGATTGTTCTATCTGCTGTTGGGTCTGTTACTGTAAGTGTTGTTTCAAAACTATCAGCTGTACTACCTTCATATACTATACTACTATCTGATAATGTCAAGCCTGAAACTGTTGGACTTGTTATTGTTTTATTTGTTAATGTGTCTGTTGTTGCACGGCCAACAAGTGTATCACTTGCTGAACTAGGTAACGTCAATGTAATGTCACTACCTGGATTACCTACTGCTAAAGTAGTTTCGTGTGCGTCTGCTGTACTACCTTCAAATACAAGTGGATTTGCACCTGTAAGGACACCAACACTTGTAATTTGTGATAGATTGCCTGTAGAAATTAAAGTACCAGTTACATCTGGTAAAGTTAATGTTCTATCTGCCGTTGGGTCTGAAGCCGTTAGAGTTGTTTCAAAACTATCACTTGTTGCACCCTCAAAGACAAAACCTGTTGTAATATTAACTGTAGATGAATCCACAGTTGTCGTTGTACCAGATACAGTTAAGTTACCTGCAATGGTAACGTTTGCACCTGCCATTGTTATGGCCGTTGTAGATGATGAACCTGACTTGATGACTAATTCGCCACCAGATTGTGATAAACTACCAAAAGTAGTACCATCATCTTTCAATGTAACATCAGCACCACCAGCATCTAATACTATGTCTGTTGTAGCGTCTAATGTAATTGATGAACCTGAATCAATCTCCGTAATGATAGGAGTTGTTAATGTTTTGTTAGATAAAGTTTGTGTTGAAGCAATACCTGCTAATGTATCTGTCGCTGTTGCTGGTAATGTCAATGTAATATCAGCACTAGGATTACCTGGTGCTAAAGTTGTTTCAAAACTATCTCCAGTAGAACCTTCAAATACTAGATTACTTGTAATTGTACCACCAAAAGCAACTGTATCTGTGGCAGCGTCACCAATTGTGATATTGCCATCACCCTCAGTATTACCAGTTACCGTTAAGTTACCTGCAATTGTAACATTGGCACCACTCATTGTGATTGCTGTAGTTGTTGATGAACTTGACTTTATAACAAGTTGACCAGATGAGTTCGTAAATCTACCAAATTCTGTACCAGCGTCTTTTAAGATGATGTCTGCACCATCAGCGTCTAGTATAATGTCACCAGAACTGTCTAATGTGATTGTTCCGTCTGGTGTGAGTATCGTAGATGTATATTCTAAGCCATTCGCACTACCATTTACTCTTAGTATCTGTCCTGACGTTCCTATAGTGGTTAAACCAGTACCACCGTGTATAAAACCTACACTCTCGCCTGATTGATACTCTGCTAATCCAGTAGCGTTTCCGCTACCATCAAAGACCGTCCTTATTGGTACTTTATCTGCCATGTTACTATTTATCCTTTTTTATCCTTAAAATGAGAAAAATGCCCTTTCCTGTGCCGTTATGTTAGAACCATTTGTCCTGGTAAAATCAACAAACACAATATCTGAAGCGCCACCAGCTTTCATCTTAAATGTTTTGGCAGCCGTGCTTAATCCTCCTGCCTTTGTGAATAGTTGTACATCTCTTGTAACAAGTCCTGTTGTAGAGTCCGCTTGTGGTATTAATGAACCATTTGCAAACTTACTAGAAGTTGGTACTGTAATAACAGTACCGTCAGATGATATACTTGCACCACCAAGATTAATTGTAGAACCTGCAAGAAATAAATCATTCCATCTAAGTGAAGCAGAACCTAAGTCAAATGTTTCGTTTGCACTAGGTAATATAGATGAAGCTACTCTTGCATTAAATGTTACTGTGTCTGAGGTTGCGTTTCCTAAAATAACATTACCAGTAGTTGTAAGTGTAGTAAATGAACCTGCTGCCCCACCACCTGTTACATCAGTTAAGAATGCCAAAGTACCAGTACCATCTTGTAGTGTGATTGTTCTATCTGCTGTAGGATTTGTAACTGTTAAAGTTGTTTCAAAACTGTTTGCACTTGAACCTTCAAAGACAATACTACTATCTGTAAGTGAGAGACCAGAAACAAGTGGACTCGTCAATGTTTTGTTTGTTAAGGTATCTGTTGTTGCTTTACCAACTAATGTATCTGTAGCATTAGGTAGAGTGAGTGTTCTATCTGCCGTTGGGTCTGTAACTTGTAACGTTGTTTCAAAACTGTCTGCTGTGCTACCTTCAAAAATAATACTACCAGTTATACTTGCATTACCTGTGATTGATGGTGTTGCAATTGTAGGTGATGTCAATGTTTTATTTGTAAGTGTTTCACTACCAGTCAAAGAAACAAAACTCTCACTTTGTAAAGCAGCATTAAATTCTGCTAAAGAACCTGTTAAAGTATTTGTACCTAAATCAATTGATTTGTTTGTGAATGTATCAGTTGTTGCTTTACCAACTAGGGTATCACTACCACTTGATGGCATAGTCAATGTGATATCAGCACTAGGGTTGCCTGGTGTTAACGTTGTTTCAAAACTGTCTGCTGTAGAACCTTCAAACAATAAACTACCTTGAATTGTACCACCAAATGTAATTGTGTCTGCCGCTGTATCACCAATTGTAATGTTACCATCACCCTCAGTATTACCAGTTACAGTTAAGTTACCTGCAATGGTAACATTTGCACCTGACATGGTAATAGCCGTTGTTGCACTACTACTTGATTTAATTGCTAATTGACCTGAACTGTTTGTAAATCTACCAAACTCAGTACCATCATCTTTAAGAATGATATCTTGTTCGCCTGCGTCTAATATAATGTCTGTAGCAGCGTCTAATGTTATACTACTATTGGAATCTATCTCAGTAATTACAGGTGTTGTTAACGTCTTGTTTGTTAATGTATCAGTTGTTGCTTTACCTACTAAGGTGTCAGTTGCATTTGGTAAAGATATCGTTCTATCTGCCGTAGGGTCAACTGTTGTTAATGTTGTTTCAAAACTGTCTGCTGTACCACCTTCAAAAACAAAAGCGTTTTGAATGTTGATAGTGGATGAATCCACCGTAGTTGTTGAACCACTTACAGTTAAGTTACCATCTACAGTTAAATTACCCTCTGCTGTAACGTTTGCACCTGATAATGTTAATGCCGCTGTTGCACTACTACTTGATTTAATAACTAATTCGCCTGATGTATTCGTAAATCTACCAAACTCAGTACCATCATCTTTTAAAACTATGTCTGCACCACCGGCGTCTAATGTAATGTCTTGTACTGCATTTAATAATATACCACCTGTACCTACTATTTCTGCAATAACAGGACTTGTTAATTGTTTATTTGTTAATGTGTCTGATGTATCTAATAAAACTACAGTACCGGTTGCATTGGGTAAAGTAACTGTTCTATCTGCCGTTGGGTCTGTTACTGCCAGAGTTGTTTCAAAACTGTCTGCTGTTGCACCTTCAAAAGTTAAACTTGTTACTGCTGGACTACTTGAAACATCTATTTTAATATTGTTATCTGAAACTGTGGTTGTAATATTATTACCACCTTCAAAGTTTAATGTATCACTTGCCAGAGCAACAGCATCATTACTACCACTATCTGCACCTACAGTTAATGAAGTTGTAATACTAGCAGTTGTTAATGATGTTACAAGTCCTTTTGCGTTAGCAGTAATTACTGGTATCGCTGTTGAACTACCTACTGCTGATGTATCTGAATTAACTGTGGCGAAAGTAATCGCACCAGTTGTTGCTACTGTAGCATCACCACTAAATTGTCCGTGTGTGATAAGTGACCCTGTAGCGTCAGGGAATGTTATTGTTCTATCTGTTGTAGGATTTGTAATGGTAAATTTTGTAACACTACCACCTGATGTACTACCATCAAACTGTAATGGTGTCGCACCTTGTAACGTTGCACCTGTTGCCGTAAGATTACCAGTTATAACTGGTGCTGTTAAAGTCTTGTTTGAAAGTGTGGCTGTACCAGTTTGTATTTCTGTTTGTATCGCTGCACCACCATGTATACTGGTTGCACTTGAAGCCGTAAAGTCTGTTTTTGGTACTTGGGATATAAACGCACCACCATCAGCATTGATTTGTAAAAATGAACCTGTAAGTGTGACGGTCTTTTGTACGTCTGTTAAATCATTTGTAGAACCTACTGAGGTGACTGAACCACCTGAAGCTGGTAAAGTAACTGATACTTTTTGAGGACCTGCACTATTAGTAGATGTTATCTTTGCTTTAATGGCCATAATTCCCTTAAATTATACCATAATATATTATCTTGTCGCATTTGGACTCACCGTTACTGTACCTTGCAACACTCTTGTTACTGTACTGTCTGAACTGGTCACTTCTACGTCATATACATAACGACCTTCTTCTAACGCCGCCGTTTGTGTTGGTGTTAGTGAAAGTGTTACCTGACCTGTTGACCTGTCTGAAGCGAAAGAAACTGTAAAAGTTGCTGACGCTGAACTTGAAGAATAAGATTTACGTACCTGTGAAGCACCAGTGAAACCTGTTAAGTCAAATACTGTATCATCAGAATTAAAAACCGTGATTGTACTTGAAAAACTTGCACCTTGGTCAATAAGTAAATTCGCTAATGCTGCCATGTAATCTCTCCTATTACACTATTTATAAGGAAAGTTTACTTATCTTCTTTGTCTTCTGGTGTTTCTGGATTTTCTTCAGCCCACTTTTTGGCTTCGTCTTGTATTGTCTTTGTATAGTAACTCATCAACACATCAATTTTTTCAATCTCAACTTGATGATTTAACTTTGCCGCCTTCATAGCATTGTATTGCTCAGCGTGTATTTTACCTCTTAGGGTAAGTTTATCCATATCTAAGTCAATATTTTTCACTTCTTCTTTTGCTTTCTCAGCCATAATTTACTCCTTTTATTATATTTTTTCTTTTAATTCTTTGATAGCCTGTAACAATAAAGGAACAAGTCTATCATATTTTATCGCCTTGATACCATCTTTACGAGTACCAACAACTTCTGGTAATACTGCTTCTACTTCCTGTGCAATAAGACCAACATCTTTCTTTCTCATAAAGTAAGCGTCTTCGCCACCTTTACTCTCTATATAGTCATCTTTCCAATCAAAGTAAACACCTCGTAATTTATCTACCATATCTAATGCACTAGGTATTTCTACAATGTTTTCTTTCAAAGAAATATCTGAACTATAGAAGGCAGTAATATCATTTGTCGCTCTTAACTCACCAGCAGTACCTGAAGCGGCAGTATTAAGACCTAAACTGTCTAACTGTACATCATTACCATCAGTTGTATTAGAAACTACTACTGTACCTGCTTGAACTGGTAGTGTAATTGTAATATCACCTGTTGATACTGGACCAATTAATGTTACAGCGTTTGTACCATTATCAGTACCTTCTAAAAATTTAATACTACCTGCGGTTGTAGCACCACCAGCGCCTAATGTTATAACACCAGTACCTACGGCACCAGTTGTTGTTATTGTACTAGCACCATTGTTGATGTTACCAAAACCTGAAGTGATTGAACCTGCATTTAAAGCACCAGTTGTAACTATGTTACCACCACCAACATTGTGTGATGAGAAGTAAGTTGATACAGTATCAACATTGGTCATTCTCATTGTACCACCGTCATTGATTAAGATACCATCACCAGTTGCTACTGCTGTTGTACCACGAGCAGTACCACCATCTATTAAATTTAATTCTGCAACAGTAGTTGAAATCGCCGTAGTTGAAGCAGTTGCGAATGGTTGTAAAGTACCACCTATATTAGCAAAGTTAATTGTTCTATCAGCAGTTGGGTCTATAACACCTATAGTTGTTTCAAAACTATCTGCTGTTGAACCTTCGTAAATAATTGTAGGACTATTGATAGCAGGACTTGTTAAAGTCTTGTTTGTCAATGTGTCTGTAGTTGCTTTACCTACCAATGTGTCTGTTGCGTTAGGCAATGATATTGTTCTATCTGCCGTAGGATCCACAACAGTTACAGTTGTCTCAAAACTATCTGCTGTTGCACCTTCAAAAACAAATGACCCTCTTACATCACCTGCACCTGTAAATATTGGTGTTGCAATAGTTGGACTATTGATTGTTGGACTTGTTAATGTTTTATTTGTAAGTGTTTCAGTTGCTGTGATTAATGAAACAGTACCAGTTAAGTCAGGTAGAGTAATTGTTCTATCTGCTGTTGGGTCTGTCGTTGTTAAAGTTGTTTCAAAACTGTCTGCTGTTGCACCTTCAAATACAAAACCAGTAGTAATACTTACAGTTGAGGAATCAACGGTAGTTGTACTACCAGATACAGTTAAGTTTCCTGCAATGGTTACATTTGCACCACTAAAAGTCATAGCAGTTGTTGTACCTGATTTAATAATAAGATTACCAGATGTGTTTGTTAAACTACCAAAAGTAGTACCAGCATCTTTTAAAAAAATGTCTCCGCCATCAGCGTCTAAAACGATATCAGTTGTAGCGTCTAAAGTTATGGTAGAACCTGAATTGATTTGTGTAATTGTAGGACTTGTAAATAAATTGGCTACAGTCATTTCTCTTACAGCACTAGCAGATGTATCTTTAATAATAAAACTATCACCTGTTGCCGGTGCTCCACCTAAATCTGTTGCGTTTTCAATAGTGTGAACACCAAACGAGGTTACTTCAGCTTCTATTTCATTTAACGCACCAACAATACTTGTCGCACTAATAGAGGAACTTAACGTATCTAAGTCACCAATATCCGTGGCGGATAAAGTATTAAAGGTCGTTCTAAACGTCTCTAACGTATCTGTTGCTGCTACACTTCTTGCTGCCATATTATTCTACCAATTTCTTTAATAAAGATTTAATTTCGTGCATTTCTGACTTAATATTATTTATGTCTCTTATTGCACCTCTTAAATCATCATTACTTTGTTTTGCTTCCTTTACTCTTTGCATAAAATTTTTATATGCGGTTTTGTCTGTATTGATAACAGCACTTGAAGAACTTTCTCTTACGAGACTTGTATGTCCCTCAACCTTTCGCCATTCTTTATACATTAAATTGCCAATGCTATCCCTCTCATATCTGTTATTCTTGGTGGATATGCGGGGTTAGTTCCTTTCATAACAATCTTAATCTTAAATGATTGAAATTCTTTTATACCTTCTTCACTAAACTCATAATCAAAGAAATCTGTTTTAAAGTTTTCGTTATAAGGTGATTGACTTCTACCTTCTGAACTTATTGCCGTATTGGCTTGTGTAATTTGTACATAAGGTATATCTTTCATTTCTCTATCATCATCAGCACCTTTTACTTTTCTGAATACTTCTATATCACTTGTAGGGAATACACTTGCAGCCATTCTAATATCTAAGGCGGTTGCCGGTGTTTCTAAAGCAATCTCTCTTGTAATGTATTTACTTGCAACACTACCACCAGATTTATCTGTTTCTGCAACAAAACCTGTTCTATTGCTAGCAGTAGGACTATCTAGTCTATTGTGTATTGCATACATATTTGTTCTTGCCATATCTATAACAGGACTTAAATTTGCATTTACACTATTTAAAGTTATGTTATAAAATAAAGATTTAGTACCACTTAAATGATTTGTTTCATTTACACCACTTAGTACGGCACGAGCGGTACTAAAGTAAAAGTTATCATTTGGTACAATTTTTGTAAAGTCAGCACTTGTTGAATAAGGTGTTTCTGTACCATCAATAGATTTTGTACTTGTTGTTTTAATAGTGTGTTCTGATACTGTATCAGGGAAATTTTGCATACCAATTTTAGGCATAATACTTTCAAAGGCACGGTCCTCAGTTGCGGTTACACTTGAACCACCTACACTACCTGTTGATGTAGCTGCGTCACCTGTTATGGTGATTGTATAACTGTCCTCAGTTACGTTACCAACATCATGTGTGCCATTGATTGCACTTCCTAAAATACCATTGAAATCAGTTGAACCTGATAGACCTGCAATTGTTACCTTACTAGGTTTGCTACTGTTCATACTATGAGCGAAGTGATTAATTTTTACTATCGCTGGGTTACCACCAAAAGTTGTACCTGAACCGGCAGTTGCATTTGTCTCAATAGGGTTATTGTTTAATGTTCTTACTGGCAGAGCGTCATTTGTTAAACTTAAAGTACCTGTAGTACCTGTTGTAAATGTCGCTTTGTATAAAGTAAGTTTCATATCTTCCATTTGGTCTTCACTCCACAATGTTGCGTTTTGTGAACGGAATAAAGAACCAAATAAAGGTTGAGTTGTAATTCTTCTTGTTGATGTAGTAACGTCTGTATCACCTAATCTACTTACCCATGCTTTATATTTCTGACTATCTGGTTTTAGAATAATTGCATACTCTTTACCACCTTGTAGATAAACAGGACTTGAGAATGTTACAGTAGTTGCTGTTGCAGCCGTTGAACTTACGTTAACGTCAGCAGCAGGGACCGTTACTTCACTAAATGGTATAATTCTTCTACCTGGTCTGCTTTCAATTGTTTCTACTAGATAAACTTTAATTGGTACTGTACTGTCTTTTTCTTCAAAAAATAAATCTACTTTTGTTAAGAAGATACCTTCTAAATCTTGTACCATAAATGTTTGTGCCAGAGGGTCTCTATTATCTTCTGGTTGTTCAATACTAATACCAGCACTAATGTTATCTACTGTTCTTCTTGTATCTGATTCTGATACTGTATTTGCTCTAATAATTGGAACTCTTGTAGATTGTATTGTTTCTTCCATAGTTGTTTGCAAACCACGAGCAGTATATGTAGCGTCAGCAAAAGTATCAACATCATCATTAATAGTAGTATTTGTTGATGAACTTGTTAATCTAAATACTCTATCACCTGTTCTAAATCTTTCTGTATCACTTGATGGTATTGTAAATGTACCTGATACAGAACCATTAGCGTCAGTAACTAAGTTACCACCTTTTACACCACTTGTTGGTGTTACATGACTTGTAACTAATACGTTATCAAAGAAAGGGAAAACTTTTGTGTTTGGTTTTAATCTTGTACCACTAAATGCAACATCTTGTGTTCTAATGAAAGGTATAAATGCAATATCAACAATTCTATCACCAAATGATTGTCTTTGTACATTTGAACCTGCAATCTCTCTTGTAATACCTGTTCTTGTTCTTGTTGTAACTGTACCACTTACACTTGCACCTACACTTATATTACCTTGTTGTGCGCCAGAAGATTGTGACCAAGTACCTGACCAGTTAGTTTGCCAGTTATTCCAAACTGTACCTAAACTGTTACCACCTCCTGCAAGATTAGACATTGTATCAAACAAGTTATTATCATTAATAACTAAGTCTGGTCTTCTTGTTGTATCGTACCACTCATCAACATCAGGTGTTAATGCAATGTCGCCTTTATATTGAAATACTAAGAAAGGATTACAATTAACGGACTTACTTGCATATGGATTCTTTGCCATTTCTGCATGTGAATATGGTAGGGTAATTAAATCGCCTGTTTTCTGATAACCAGCAGTTGTTCTTTCAGCGTCTGTGTCTGTTGCAGCTAACTCAATAAGTTTTACATTGTCAGCATTAAATTCTGGTCTTAACTCACCCTCACTCATATCAACTGAACATCTATATTCACCTGATAACACATCACCAATATTGTGACCTTTGAAACTATCTACTATGATACCATTTTTAAATCTATCTAAACCTGTTGTAGCGTCTTGCACCTGTGTATTGATGGCTGTTTGTTCCAACAATGACAACTGAGTATAGTATTCTACATTCTTTAATCGTTGTTCTAACTTACCAATATCTTTCATTGTGTAACGTCTATTGTCCATAGTTACAATTTGTACGTCACTTGTATTGAAAGTAAATGGTGGTAGTTTTATGTAATATAATGACATAGCGTCATCAATTGCTTCTGGTCTTTGTGGGTCAATTGCCGGTGTACCTTTTGCCTGTTTGAATAGACCTTCTTTCGTCATAAAGATACCATCTATTCTGCTTAAATGAAATTCAAAGTCTAGTGTTGTATCACTATTAGGTTTTGGAATATCTACTGTTGAAGCACCTGCATTGATATAATCTTTTGCACCAATACTATCTACACCACCAAAACCTACTACGTTTGAACTATCTGATACTCTAGGTCTGAAATCTAAACAATCTCTTAATTCTAATTTACCTTTTGTTGGACTATCAAAAGAAGGTATGTCTTCGTAATCTACAACACCTGAATAACTATCTACTGAGAAGTAATCACCAGTACCATGATTGAAATGAGAGAAAGTAATTAACAATCTACCTGTAGGATTTTGTGTATTATCTTTTCTCACAATACGACCAATGTCGTAGTAACTATCTCTTTGTCCTGTGTCTAGTGTAAATCTGTCTGTGATATCAGTATGACTTGTTGTTGCAGCCGTACTAAAGTCAGGTGCCATAAAGACACTTGTTAAGGCGAAGATATCTGCCTTACCTAAACTAATTGTTTTTTCTGTTGCAAGAGCCTCTGTGCTAACAGTTGTTGTAATACCTGTTTGTAGTGATTTAGTTTTTTCACCTGCAACACCTCTTGTTATTGTTGCAATCAACTTAACTTTAGCCGTTGCAAAGTTGGCACCTAAATCTACTTGTAACTGTCTGCCTGATGGTGAACCTGTTAAGGTAAAGATTGCCGCACCCTCATGGTTATTACCAGAAAGTGATATAATATCACCAACAGCACCATCACTTGCACCTGCGGTCATTATTGATAATGTGAAATCTCCTTCTGTGTGAGCGTCAAATGTTTCGTTTGCACCTGCACTAAAAGTTGCCACACCAGAACTAGATAAAGTATCTACGAATTGTCTTCGTACTTTATGACTTGTATCTGTGATACCTGCATTGGTAGTAGTCTTTAATGTTTTGATAACTGCTTCAGGTAATTTATATACTAAAGATGTATCAGCAGTGTCTTGTAATTTTGTTCTTCTTCTTTGTGTACTTGCACTTGTTGTAATTGTAGGTACTTGAGCACTTACTTCCATTAATGTGTTTGTTGTAATAGAGGAAACAAAACGACTATACTGTGTACCACTATCGTCTTCAAAGACAATGTTATCACCTATTTTTAATTCACTTGTAAATTTAGTATTGTTACCATTGACTACTGTTGAACCTGCAACCACATTGATTGCACCAGATAACGTAACGTTACTTTCATCTTCTTCGTTTGCCGCTGTTACTGTTAATACTGCGTCAGCCGTAAATGTTGGCGAACCTGCCATACCTACTGACTTCACTTCAGCGAATTGATATTCTGTTACACCTTTTCTGTCTGATAAATCAGCCAGTATTGCACCACTATTAGAACTTTCATCAGCCACAGTTTCACCTGCACTAAATCTACCAGATACATTACTTATAACAATTGTTGTTAATACAGATTGCTCTAGTATGATTTGGTCACCTGCGTCTGTTTGAGAAGCACCGTCTGTACTATCTAAAACTAAAGCGTCACCTTCTTCCGTAATAAATGCATCCGGGTCAGTAGATGTAGAGGCAGATATTTCTTCAATGATACCAGTTGCACCTGATGTTGCACCAGTAAGTGTTTCGCCTGTGTCATATGAAACATTTGTGCTTACTGCCAAATGTTGGAACATATCAATGTTAAATAAACCTAGTTTATAAATTGATGTAATATTTGTAGATAACGCACCAGCAGTACCTGATTTATATTCAAAGAACTTTGCTTTGGCACGACCAATTTGTTTTACATCAACATTTTCTGTTGCTGGTTGTGTGCCTCGTACTGATACCTTATCTTTAAATAATTGTAATTCTTTAAATGCTTCTGTTTCACCTGATACAGTACCAAGGTCTGGACTACCGTGTACGTTTGTAACTTCTACAAAGTTACCTACAGATAATCTTGTTGTACTGTTTTGTATAGTATCAAACTCTCTTGCTTTTTCTATCGTCAGAAATTTTTGACTTGTTGTTTCTATTTCATACCCTTTAACGTATGCTTTACCTGGAGATAAACCTAACGCCAATCTTGCTTCTGAGTTTTCTGTACTGAGACCATCAAATAAACCTTCACTATCTGCTGAGAATATACCACGGTTACTACCGTCATTTTGATGTTCTCTTACATCTAAATCAAATGCTTTAATAACATAGTCACCACTTTCGTCTGCGGTTCTTCTCGCCAATGTTTCTTCTAATACACCATATTCTGTTCTTTTAACAATTTTTTCTAAGTTACCTGATTTTGTTCTTACTAATTCAACAAAGTCTGTATCGTCTGTATCAGTTGTAAGTTTTTTTGAAAGTGTTAATACAATTTTGTATCTGTGTGCGCCAGCAGCATTAATGTTTGATGAACCAGTTGCATTGTCTGTTAATGAACTATCATTCTCAGGTGTTTGAAAACTTTCTGTAATTGTAAAACCTACTCTATAGTTTGGTGTGTTTGTGTATGGGTCAAGTATAAGTGTTTGTTCAGTATTCTTTACAAAGAAACCATTAATGAAATATACACCATCTTGTACATTTACTGAACTACCTTGACCAATAGCATTACTATCTGTTGGTAAAGAAGTACCTGAAGTACCTACGACAGAACTTGATGATATACTGTTATATGTAAATGTTAAAGTTTCTCCCTCAGTAAAAGTTTTTGTTGTTGTATCTGTACCTGACGCTGTATAAACAACATAGATTGTTGCGGCTGCCGTTGTACTTGCTTCTGAACTATTTACTACCTCTGCGGTTACACCTGAACTAGAACCTGTTACTGTTAAACCTACCATGTTGGAAACAGTTGATGTTGTATGACTTGCCAGTTTTACATAATCATATTTTGAATTGTATGTAACTGACCCAGGTATGACCATACTACCATCTTTAAAGATATGCTCACCAAATCTTGCGACTTGATTTTGTAATATAGTTTGTAATTGTGTTAATTCTCTTGCCTGAACTGCATAAGCAGGTCTAAATAAAACTCTGTGAAAATTATTACCCTCAGAAAAGTCATCATAGTAAGGAGAGACATTAAAATTTGTTGCCATTTATATCTCCTAAAACTCTACAATTAACTTAACATTCTCCGTTTGGTCTGAAGCACGGCTAATTGGTTTTCTATTTTCAATATACAGTATGTCGCCTGTATCTGCCGTTAATTCTGGAGTAACATCTATTGCTGTTGGTGTGCCTGTTGCACTTGACGTAGCGCCTGTAACTGTATTTGTTCCACTAAACGCCGTATTATTGCCACTAGCATCTACTCCTTGGTTTGCAAATTGTGGTTGTATATATCGTAACACTCTTGTTGTACTATTATAATCAACAACAAAACCTATTGCACCAGAAGTTGCTTGAGTAATCTTTTCATCTGCTTGGAAAGTTCCTGCACCTGAAGCAAAAGTTATTGACTTTGTAGCGTCAAGTGTTGAAGCAGTTGCCGTTGAACCTGTCGTACTATCTGTTGGGTTTCTTAATAAAGCAATTCTTCTAAAATCATTTGATGTATTGAACTCACCACTTTCACTTGTTGCAAAATCAACATTGGTCATTACAAAGAAACCACCTAACTCAGCGATACAATCTGAACCATGTCCGCCTGGAGGTGATATGATGAAGTCTATATCTGAAGCTGAAGTACCACCAATGTCTGACGCTAATACACTTGCATAAGTGTAACCAGAACCGGCAGTTGTTATTGTAACTGTTGTTACTGCATTACCAGAAACGACTACTGTTGCTTTACCACTTGAACCATCACCACGAATATCAACGTTAGTGTAAGTACCATTTGTTCCTGAACTACCACCAGCAGTAACAAAAGCATTTTCTATTGCACCGGCAGTTGTTGAGTAGTCTGTACTTTCAGTTGAGACATGCATAAAGTCTGTTGAAAGAAAATTTGCTTGTTCAGCACTTGTTAATGAATACATGTATTTCCATTTGTATCCGTCTGCCGTACTAAACACACTTGTTGATTTGTTACCAGTTGGCTCAGTTGTTGAAGCCGTGTTACCATCATTGTCTATAACTTTGTATATGTCAAAGGTACTATTCATTACATAAAAGTTAGCGTCAAATATTGTTGAAGCGCCACTATTTGCTGTAATAGTATTACCTGCACTATTAATTTCTCCATAATCATGTCTGTAATGGTCATAAGTTGTACCAGTTACCCAATTTTTTCTTGGTATTGCTAGTGATACATCTGAACTTGTAATCTTTTTTGCTGACATCAAGTCATCATAGACATAATAATCTACAGAACCAACACTATCTACTGGTGTAGGTGGTGATGTATCTGTTCCGTCATTAAATGCTTGGTCATTTGCGAATGCTTGTGGTCTACCTATTGCCAGGTAATAAGTATCTGCTGCTTCGCCAAAGCTTTCTTCAAACTGTCTGGCGTTTTGTATTCTAAAATCTTTTGTTATTATTGCTGGCATTGTATGTCCTTACTTCTATTTATATCACTTTCTCTATAGTACCAAAAAGTTAGTTATCACGGTGCTATCATTTGCTAAAGTACCGCCTGATTTGTTTACGATTATGTATTTGAATGAGCCTGACGCAACAGTATGAACGAGTATATCTACCGCAGCCGTACTTGTTGCCAGTATCACACTATTGGCTGTAACTTTGTTTGATGTAACTGTAACATCAGCTATTTCAGCATTGTCTGCTGTAGTACCGTCTAGTGTAAGAGTATGTCTTATTCTACTATTATTACTTGTAACGTTACCAGAACTTGACGCCTCATCTGACGCAGCTGCTGTACCGGCAGGAGACCCGCCTTCTATAACTACTGTACCACTATCGTTAGGTAAACTGATTGTTCTATCTGCTGTTGGGTCAACAGCAGTTAAAGTTGTCTCAAAACTATCAGCACTTGCACCTTCAAATGTAAGTGTTGATATTGTTGCACTTATGGCAACACTACCAGGTTGAAATCTTTCATTGCTGGCGTCATAAATTAACGCCTGTCCTGCACTTGCACCGTCTGTAACTACTTTTAATGCGGTTGTTGAACCTGCACCTAGAGCCGTGTATATCTCAACAAAGTTATCATTGACTTTATCTATACCTACTCTTAAAGTATCACCTGTTCCGTCATTCGCTGAACTGCCTATTCCTACTGCTTGGTATGCCATGTTACTATTTATACACCTTTCTAACGAGTATTATCATCAAATTTCTTAACTTGGTTATCAAATGAGATAGCGGCAGGTCCTGCTGAACTGAAACTATCTTCTTCAAAACTTATTTCTGTTGGTATGGCAAAACGAGTACCCATTGAACTTGCAAAGTCAGCTATCTGAATTGTTGCTTGGTCAATTGTATCGTTTTGTGTTCCAGTAAGTTTTAATGCGTGTAAAGTTGCAAGTGTAATACCACTCATACCTCCACCACCTTCTACTGCATTACCAAATGCTGTAAATGGCATATCACCTATTGTATTTAGTCTTGCACCTGCATACACAAATCCTGTTGTAACACTTGTACTTTGTATTGTCTGACCACTATCTCGTTGTTGATTAAGTTTTATCTTTACTTCATCTTTCAATGTCAATGCACGACCTGATAGACTTGCACCTAACTCAACACCTAAATGTGGATTATCTCGTAAAGATGAGCCATCATCTTCCGTACCTAGTCTTCTACCAATCTTCTCGCCAAAGATTACAGATAGTATCTCTATCACTTCATCAGTTTCAGTAAGACCAGAAAGTCTAGTGTAACCAGTTTTCATTTTTGCATTTAGTCTTGTTCTTATACTCACTTCACCTGCAAAGTAGAAACCAGCAGGATGCACGGCAGATTTTAAGTAGTCTCGCCATTCTGTGATACTCTCACCTACTTTTATAATGTAAGAATAATCTTGGTAATATAAACTGTCTTGTATCTTCTTTGTACTTTCTGAAACAAAGCCATCAACACCTGTATAGCCACCGTCTGTGTCTATTGCCGTACCTACAGTTGCAATCATAGTTGCTTGTGGTGTTTCTGTGTTAAAGTTTCTCACTCTGGCAGTAGTACCTGATGTGCCACCTGCAATGGTCACTTTATCATCATAGTTACCAGTTGGTTGTGTAAGTGTTAGAATGTTTGTACTTGTATTAAAAGATTCAAATGTTGCACTTACGGTAACTGTATCGTCTCTCTGTATTTTGCCACCTGCGTTTGCACTATCGCCATTTGTACCATTAAGAATAATGTAATCTGTATTATCTTTTAAAATGTATTCGTCAAATCGTACTCTATCGCCTGCGTCTGCACTTGAACCATTAGTACCATCTAACAATAAACTATCAGGTGCCTTACTTTCAGGTACAGCTTCTGTAACAAATTCTTCTACTGCAATTTGTCCGCCACCTAACTCGTCTTCTAAAATTATATCACCATGTTCATTATCTAATCTTAAAACTGATTGTCTAAAGTCTTCTAGTAGTATGGTAAATTCTACCTGTTCAAAAGGTTCTAATTCAATAAAGTCTTCGTTTTCTGCCGTAATAGTTTCACCATCTGAGAAACCAGCAGATACAGTATCTATTTGTAAATGTAATTTAGGACTAACTTCTGGTGGTGTCTCATATCTAAACCCATGGTCAACCATCTTAACTGATAATGCATTACCAACACTAGATGAAACAGGATATAATGTTGCACTACTACCGGTAGAACTTGTAACCGTTACAGTTGGTAGTGAAAGATATCCACCACCTTTATTTGTTAATCTAATTTTAGTTATATCATTTGTGCTACTATTGGTTTTAGCTTCCATAACAAGTTGAAAATCTGTACCATCTTCTAGTATGATTACGCCATCGTCATGTACATCACCCTCTAAAGTAAAACCACCATTGACTATCGCCACTTTACCTGCAA